AGCACCAGGGTTAGCGCCGGCGAGAACCAAGCTAACCTCACGGATTGCGCCGTGGGTAACTCGCTTGGCACTCTGAATAAGCTCGTTGGCCCAAATCGACATCTGAGTGATGTCCTTGTGCTCAACAGCCATAGCAGCGTGCTTGGCCTTGGCGGTGTCGTTGAAGAAACCGTAGGCGTACACACCTTCATCCCTATTCTCAAGCAGAACATGCCCAAGAACGTTCTCAATTTCTTTGTGTCCGTGCTGGTAGACGAGCGGGACCTGCATCTTGTCCTGATGCTGGAAAGCATTAGGAAGAATGGTCCGGCCGTCGGTGCAGCGAATGTCGGCTTTGGTTGCCCAGCCGCTGAAATCGCATTCCATTTTGACGTCCCTTTCTAAGTGTTTCGGCGGCTCTTAGCTGCCGGTTGATTGTTCATGAATTGGTTCTAGCCTTTGCAACAGACGCTTTAAGATCAGCTTTTGCTTTCGCAATTTTAGCATTAACATCTTTAATCTGATCTGCCAGACGCTTTGCCTGCTCGTCGACAGAGTCATTCTCAATTTCGGACTTATGCTTTTTACGATACTCTGCAGATCTCTTAGCTGCTTCTTTCCTTTCTGCTGCAGATAGTTTCTTCGAACCGGCAGTGGCCTTTTTGTCTTTCGGATCTGCACCACTTCGAGCCTTTGCCTGTTTAACCAGCTCACGAAGCACCTTACGAAGCTTCTCAAGCCTGACTTTCATCTCAGCAACCCTTGCTTTAGTAGATGTAGATTGTTTTGGTGGTTGCTTCTTGACAATCTTCGTAGGGGCTTTAGCAGCTGGTGCTTTAGAAGTAGTTGCTGGTGCTGCCCCCGGCTGTCTACCTTTGAGTTGTCTAGTTCTAAGGTAGTACTCTCGTGCTTTTGCTGGGTTGTACCCTTCAACATAATGCACGACTTCTTTCACATGGTCCAGAGGAACCAAACCATGGTCGAGAATGAACTCTTGAGGATCACTCATCGGGTTCACCCCCTAGATCAGCAAAGATATCATCAATAGCTGAATCGATCTCGTCCAAAGCAGAGTTAGCTTCCTCCTCGCCTGCTGTTCCGACGTTAACATTAACGCCAGGTTGGGGCATGTTCGGGTTGGCTAGACTGTCTGCTCTTTTCTCAGCTGAAGGCTTAAGACCAATTACACTTCTAATCTCGTTAGAAGTAATAGCTTCACTTCGAGTGAGCTTGTCAGCCATTTCAGCAAGATCCTTCATCGTAACCATCTTGAATGGATCGATGAAGTAAAGAATTCGCTCATGCTTGCGTCGCCCGACAGGACCAATGAAAGCACGCTGCATCGCTTCGACCATGGATTGAACAATCGGCTTGACTGTTCGAGCCTGATAGTTGAGCATAGCTGCTTCATCTGCCGTACCATTCATCACATCTTTAGTAATGCCAAGTTGCCCATAGAGCATCTCGATCAAATATTCGATGGTCTTGAGGAGATTATTTTCGGCAGGACGGTTTAGCTGGACGACCTTTTCGGTACCGTCAATATATGCAATGCCGTACTGACTTCCCCTCAGCTGCATCTCAATGTCGGTACGACGAGTTTCTGCCTGAGCCTTTCGCGTTTCATTCTTGACGGTGTATGGTAGCTGAATGATAATATCAAGTTTGCCTGAGCTAACCTGTTCATCAACAGCATCAAGAAGCGTCAACTTCCTGGTAAGACGTTGGAACGTAGAGTTCGGCTCATTCATAACCTTGTAAAGCGGGTTGTACACGATGCCTGTATTACGCTTTGGCACCGTGATCTCTTGGCGCTTACCCTTTTTCTCGTTCCAGACATCAACACGAATTCGCTCTGCCCACCACTCAGTAACCGTCCCAACTCTCATTGAGAAAATATCAAAGACTTCTTCGGTCTCAGGGTTGACGGTCGTATCAACAGCAACGATTGCCGCACAACCATTACTAAGCATTGTTTGGCAAATATCCTGGCGAAACTCTCGTGGAGCCTGATCGATGTTCGCTTCCCAAGTCAAACAGGAGTTGAGATTACTGTCCACGTCTTCCAAATATCGTTCCTGATCATCAATCTTTACATGACGAAGAAGAACGTCAGCCACGTCGATGCTAATTTTCGTAGTAATCGACGTGAGAATGGAACGATCGTTGTAACCTGGAACTCTCACACTAGAGTAAGATCCTGGAGAATATGAGCTGCTAGAGCCATAGTTTGTAACTGCAGCTTGCTGCTCAGTACTAAGAAACGCGTTCCATGCTTTTCTCAATTGATCGCGGATGGCCAAATATCATCACCTCCTTCTGCTATTTTTCAATTTATCGGCGGGAAGCTGCACTCGCCAAGGTAGCTGTGCCAACAAGTGCAAGATACCCAACAGCTAGTTTACGCCCATTATCCATTTTAGCATTAACGTCGCCTTTTTTACCACCATACTTCAACTCATTAAATTTAACACGTGACGTTTTCTGCATAATTCTTGACACTTTCCTTTTCCCGCCATCGATCTTTGCTTGATCGTTTGCCCAACGTTGAAGTTGCCTGTTCGCACCCTTTTTAGTAAAAGCGCTACCAAGAGCTCTGTCTTTCAAAGAAGGTGTACCTTTAGCAATTCTACTTGTCCGATCAATTCTTTTCTGAACTCTAGCTGTTGCTTTGTCCGACTTGTACGTACGAACACCCCACTTCATGCCCTTCTTGCCATAGTGAGAAAGATAATCTTCATCAATGATCACGGTTCACCTCCTTAGAATGTTTTCCCAATGAGTTGTGTCGAGAAACTCTCGCTTAGGAATCGGCACACTATTCTTATTGTACCAACCTCTAAGCGTTTCATTTGATTTGTTAGCACGAGCAAGAGACTGAGTCGCTGCTTGTCTAGCAGTCATGCCAGACCGAGAAGCTGCGCTTGCTCTAGCCGCTCTTTGCCGAAGTTCAGGGCTCATCTTAGTGACTTTGCTTGCGCCGCGACTCTTGAGCATACTTCTTGCGGCTTGCTGGCCTTTTCTTGTCTTAGAAAGACCACTAACCTTGCTCATTCTTGTTCCAGTATCACCCATCTTGTACAGAGCGATTGCTGCACCAGTTGCAACAGTTCCGGCAATTGCTCCGGCAATAAGTCCCTTTTTAAGGGCTTCTCGACGGTTAGATTGGGCTCGCTGTTGACGAGGAGTAAGTGTCTTAGCCCCTACTTTTCGTTGGCCCCATCGCATACCTTTAACCCCGAAGTGTTCGAGGTAAATATCTTCATCGATGATCACTCGAACTGCTCCTTGTTAAGCTTGTATGCCACGAAAGCGTCCATCATGGCAGAGACGTTGTCGATCTTGTCTTCGGCACGCTTCTTAAGAAGCTTACGGTTACCGTTAGTGTCCTCAAGAGTAATCGCATTACCCATAGCAAAGGACATGAGGCTCTGATCAAATATGAGTTGCCTCTCCTCGGCAAGATTCTTCAGCTCGCCAAGAGGGACAGACTCAGTCTTCGCTCCCTGCTGTACCTTCTCGATACCAAACGGGCCATTCTCAACTTCCCACCTACCAACAAACTCCTTGGCGTTGTATGGGTCGTATCCGAAGGCGCGAATATCAAAGTCCGAAGCAACGATGTACTCCTCAAGATCGTCATAGACCTGAGTAGTATCGATGATGTTCCCCTCCATAATATGAAGGCTTCCCTCTTCGATGAACTCATCGTACTTCGCTCTCATAGCACCAGGAAGTTTGAACAAAGTAAGTGTAGTAATATAGCTTCGCGTCTTGATACCAAACGACTCATCTCTGAGCGGGAACAAGAACGTGAAAGCACAGAAGTCGTCTCCTTGCGAGAGGTCAGCACCAAGAGCACACATCATTCCGTCGAAGTTTCGAGACGGGTGCGGGATGGTCTCTTCGTATGTGAAGTAGTACGTGTATCCCTCCATAGGAATACCGAACCTCTTCGCCAGAATATCATTGCGGGATGCAGGGGCTTTCTCAGCTCGCTCCACATCTAGATGATAGGCATCATACGTAACTGTTTTACCGAGATTAGGATTAGCTTTAACCCACATCTCAGGCTGGCCAACCTCTTCAATGTCATCGAGCCTGTAGTAGAAGATCGAAATATGCGGAGCCTCGTACTCTCCCTTGAGAATATTGAGAAGCTCCATCTTGATGGTGTCGCCTGACCCATTTCGAACAGTACCCTCCGAGCTGATAGCAATGATCAAATAGTCATCCATCTTGGAGGCGCCCTGTTCGATCGCGCCAACCACGTCTTCCCGAATATCACCAGACAACCACTCGTCAACAGTAGAGATCTTCGGTCGAAGACCCTGAAGTTTGTTGATTGTCATAGGTCGGATTTCTAGGATAGACCCAGTGAGGAAGTTCTCGATACCCTTCTTGGTCGAAGTCAGTTTCTGACGCTCAGCAGCAGGTCCGGTCGTGTTACGAATAGACCCGGCTGTAAGAAATCTGAACAACGGACCACGAGCTCTAACAATTGATGTGCGGAAAGGAGAAAGAACCTCCTCAGCCTGCTTCATCGTAGGCGCGGTGTTAATTTGGTGAGTAGTTGAGACATCTACATTCAAGAAATATGCATGAATGCAGTAAGCATACATTGATTTGGCCGCACCTCTAGCCACAATCAAGTACTGCTTCGTTGTAAGACGCTTCTTGATCGTCTTAGTTACAAAGTGGCCTGGTTCTCCATCAACTCCAGGCTGATAGATCTCCCGTTCGGTATAGTAATACCAACAGAAAACCTGTTCACCCCAAAGTTTGAATGAATCAAGCAAATGTAGATCACTGCCATCAGTTAGAGTGAGTTCTTTCTCACAATAACTGATCCAGCCCTCGACAGCACCTTCGTCATAGTAGAAAGTAGGATCAGCGATGAGGGCGTCAATGCGATTCATCTCGTTAGAGATGTGCTCATTCACTGGAATCTCACCGGCAAGAACTTTCTCTCGAAATTCTGCATAGTATCGAGGCGTTGCTCTATTAGCTAGTGCCAGCTCCATTGACGACCTCCCTTCATTTAACTAATCTTACTCCCATTTTGACTATCCCTTGAAAGTTGTCTTGTACAACTTCCTAGCGTCGCTACCTGGCTGCCAATGTGTTCCACCAGTTCCGATCTTGTTGTGTTTATTAAACAGAACCGTTGCTGTCTTTGGACCATGAGTGTCTTTAAGAGTCTTAGCTTTCAGCAAACTACTAATCTGAGGCTTGTTCTTAGGCACCATTGTGGGGAACTTCATAGCCATAGCTTTGTTAACCCTGGTGCTAACAAACTTGTATCCCTTGTTGGTGACAGGGGGACGCGGCCCGCTACCTTTAACGGCAGAAAGCTTTACCTTACCAACTTTACCTTTAATCATCTTAGCTGCGATCAGGGCGCCCACACCAATAGCTGCTGCTTCCTTCGGATGATCCTTCGACCAGATTGCGGCTTTCTTAGTCCCTCGGCCGACGGCTTTAGTCCCAGCCCAGGCAACCCTTCCGGTGGTCTTGGCCGCACTAGCTGCTTGAGCGCGACGGACGCCCCACTTCATGCCTTTCTTACCATAGTGCGCTAGGTAATCTTCCTCGGCGATGATCATCCGAATTTCCCCTTACGAACTGAGGTAAGAAGACGACCAGGTCCAGAGGCGCGGAAAGCAATCACCTGAGCGCCCTTTGCCGCCTTAGCTTGAAAGCCTGGATTAGACGCAACCTTAAGAAGTGCAGCAGTACCAGCAACACCAGTTGTAGCCTTGAGAATGTTGTTAGCGAAATCCCGACCTCTGTCTTTCCTGGTCGGATTCATCTGCCGGAACTTAGATTCCAGCTGCATTCTATCATTGACTTTCTTCAACTGCATGTTGCTCAATGTATGAGACGGTCGTTTGCGAAGAGGAGCTGTAGTCTTATAGTCCGTGCTAGGCTTCGGCTTCGACTTGCCAACGACTCGACCACCTGGACCAATCTTCCGTCGAACGCCCCAACGCATTCCTTTAATCCCATGATGTTCAAGATGATCATCAACTCGATCGTTCATGCTCCCACCTCCTCCTGCGCTAGTTCGGTAAGTCGCCATTCCTGCTCTTTGATCATGTCTTTCAACGATTCAATTGCGTATGAAGTGCCCGGCGGATCAAACGCCAACTTGACTTTGAAGAACACGAAACTCCTCACCACGTTAAGGAGTGTTTGTGAAAGACCAAAATCAGACCATTTGTCGTTATCATCTTCAATGATGATGGCTGTGCCGACGCCGAGTTGCTTAAGATGTGAAGAGGTCGCATTAATATGAGTAATGATCTCAATATCAAACGCGGTGTAATCTTCACCCAGACCGAGCATAGCTTTTGTGCTCTTCAGAATGCTATCTTCCATTTAACACCTCCTTACCACAGTTTAGTGTCACCACGTGTTCTTTGGGTAACGGTTTTTGGAATGAGTTTCTCTACTCCATAGTGAATGGCGTTGTGTGTGCTATGCGAAACAGTGATCAAGAACTCCGGATTAAGAATCCAGTCTTCTCCATGAATAATATCATCAACACTCATCGGATTCATATGGTGAATCAACGGGCTAACATGAACTTCATAGCCAGGAATACCTAGATCACAACCATCATCTCTGTAAATAACATAGCTACGAACATCATGCCATTCACGAGACTTGTAGAAAGATTGATTAATATGACGGTCGAATCCGAATGTGGCATGACCAACTCCGCCACCAAGTTTCAGATACTCGAACCTATCCTCGAACGTGTCAAGTCTTTTCAGTTCAGAATATCGCTTATCGACCGTCATAGTAATCATCTTCTTCCTCGTATCGAGGCTCTTCTCCTCTATACTCTCGCATAGCATCCAAAGCCTCTGCATACAGCTCTTCCTGCCTCTTACCAGAGTTGATTTGCTCAACCTTAGCGCTGAGGAGAAGGTTCTCGTTCTCAAGTTTCCTCTGCTCAAGCCGCTCTCTAGCGCTACCAAACTTGAGTAGCTGAGATGTAACTTGAGCAGAGGCCGTGCCGTCTCTCAGTTGTCGTTCTGCTAGATCATAAGCGAGGGAAATGAGTTGGTTTTCTCTACCCTCTGGTGTCGTAGCAGGACTGAGCTTTTTACGACCAGATTGCGGAGCCATTTCCCTCCTTTCTAACAGTAAGTCAATGACTCTTTATTCAAGTTTTGATATGTGGACCCTTCCACATATAACCAGAAGGCATAGCACCGACGAATGGAAGATTGATCACCATCTCTCGAATGGCAATCATATTTGGATCGGTGTTCGTGCCGTCCAGAGTGCAAACCTCGTCGTTACCGCCATCGAGCTTGTTCTGAATTTGGTAACCTTTGCGAGCAGTCGAGCTTCGAACCCAGTGAACCTCACGGGCAGAACTGATCTGAAGAATCTCAGCACGCTTTGCATCTAGCTTGACGAGAAACCCTGCGGGCATGTCGTCCTCCTTCTCTGGGGTTGGCGTGGTTGTAGGCGGCTTCGGAGTCTCCATTTCTCGAATCTTCTTGGCTACAGTAGCAACCGCAGCGAAAGAACCTCGAATTTCGAAATGCATCTCGTCGTAACCTTCAAGCCACTTGATTACACCATCGAGTTCATCGAGAATCTTGTGAATCTCTCGCGTTTGCGCTTGAGTCCACGTATAATCGACCTTATTTGGATGTTGCGTAGCGTTGTAGTCGATGGCAGTACC